TGCCCTTCCACTGCCCGCGTTCCTCCTCGAGCGTGTCGTAGCCGTAGCTCCACTCCTGGAGGTCCCCGAGTTCCTTCACCACGACGAAGGTGTCTCGCCCGGCCTCGGTGTCCATGAAGAAGCAGCCCTTGCAGACGACCTCGTCGCCATTTTCTTCGATGATGCCCTTGCCCACCGGCAGCACGCCGTCCCACGACTTGTGGTTGTAAGCAGAGATCCGGACCGGGGCGCCCGCTTCGAACGCTCCCTTCAGGGTCACGTCCCCGTCGTGATCCTTGACTTCCAGTTCCGCGAAGATCGCTTCGAATTCGCCCTTGGCGCCATCGATGATCTTGAAACCACTGAGGGACTTCTGCTTGTGCATGATGGGATTCTCCTTTCCGGCCACGACCGGAGATCAGATATTGTCAGCCGACGACCGGCGCGAATGCCAGGTTGCCATTGGGGTGCTCTTCCTCGGCCTCTGCTTCGGCGTCGGCAAAGCTGTAGGTTTCACCGTTGCGAGCGGCGCACTCCTCGTCGCCCGTACCGTCGAAGGCGATGCATTCCTTGATATGTTGACTCGCTTCGTAGACGGCGATTGCCGCCTTGCTCTGCGCGTACTTGACCTCGGTGAGCGAGATCAACTCGGCACGGTAGACCGCCCCGGCCTTCACGAATCTGCCTTTCGGCACCTCCTCCGCGATCAGCTGTGCGATCGCGTTCGGATCGAGTTTGTCTTCACGGCCCTTGGCGATGGCTCGCATGATCGCCTGTTTGGTCTGTTTCTCGATGTCGATGAGCCCGGCGCGGCGCCCGCCTTCCTTGACGACCTTGGCGGTCGCAGAGTCCGGCACCGCTATTTCGAGGTTCAGGGAGTCCTTGACGGTGGAGAGAGTCTGGAGGATGGTGCGGGCGGCGCTGGCTCCAAGCCGCTTCGTCAACGTGTCTTCCATCCATTCGTTGATCTTGAGGTTCAGCACGACTTCGTGTGCCGCCAGCGAATCCGCGATCTTGATCCCCACGGAGTCGCGGCCCTTCGTCTCCAGGTCCTCGGGTTTGATCGTTTCGCTGAAGACGGTCGCTGCCTTGGTCCCGAGCGCGGTGAACTCCCGTTCTAGCTCGCCCATCAAGGCTTTGTGCAGCACCGACGCGTCCCGGTCCAGGAGTTTGATGACGACCTGCTGGTACGGCTGCTGGTTCTTCTCCAGTTTCGCCGCCCGCCGGGCCTTGAGTCCTTTGACCTTGACGCGAGCCTTCTGTTCTTCGTAGGTGATGCTCCCGGCCTCGATCCCCGGCACTTCCGGGTCGCCCTCTTCGACCGGCGCGTCCGGCAGGTTGGATTCTTTCGCTTCGACTTCGGTGCCGTCCTCCGTGAGCCGGGTTTCGACCAGTGCGATGGGCACCAGGTAGACATCGTCGGCGGGCGTGGCCTCGAATCCCATCTCGCGCCGAGCCTCTCCACGCTTGATCCAGCCGCCCTTGACCCCGATGTCCAGTCGTTCTGCTCGCTTGTGCTCGTCCTCTTGGAGGATGCGGACGTTCGAGAGGTCGAACGCCACTTTGTACTTCATCGGGTCTTCCTCGAAGTCCGGCAACAGCTGGAAGCGTACGTCCTCCGCCATCACTTCCTGCGCGGGGATGGTGTTGGACTCGTATGCCGCCTTGCGCGCTTCCGCAAAGTTCGCGAAGGTCGAGCGGTCGAGTCCGGCGCCCAGCCCGGCGACGATGGCGGGAATCCCCAGGACTGCGGTCACACGCTCCTCCGGCACCCGCCGCAGGTCCTTGAGTTGCATCTGTTCGGGGTTGAATCCGAACTGTTCGACTTCGGTCGGTCCCGACATCACCAGGGGCTCGCCGCGTTTGTCACCCGTGAACTGGGTGCGCATGTATTCCTTGGTGGCCTTCACGTCTTCCTCGCCCGGACCGCCGGAGCCGCCTTCCTTCGGGCTGATGAGGATGCCGGGCACACCCATGTTTTTGAGCAGCGCCGCCGTGTAGTTGGCGGCCTCGTCGTCGGTGAAGATCTCGCGCAGTACCGACGCGATGGGGCTCATACCGAGTCGCTGGTTCTCTTTGTCGAGCCCGAACCGGAAGTGGACGACATCGTCCGGGCTCAGCCTGACCTGGACACCATTCGGCCGGTAGTCGTAGTAATCGATGAAGACGGTATTGTCGCCGTCGTCCGGCGGTTTGGGCTCGATCATCGTGCTCGGGACCCACCACAACTCCGCCGGGACGCCTTTGCCTTTGCGGTTCCTGAGCTTGAGCCAGTAGGCGTTGCCCGAGATGTAGTAGTCGAGCGCCGTCGCCTGCATCAGGAGCTTGCCGGTGTAGTGTTCGTTCGGCCGATGCAGGAGCCGGATCATGTCATGCCCGATTTCCTGGTCCTCTTGTCCGTCCTCGAGGATCTTCCAGAGGGCGACCGGTGCGGCCGGGAAGGTGCGGGCGATCCAGTTCAGTGGCGCCATCACCGTCGAAGAGCCGGTGCCATCCCCGACTTCGCGGCCGTAATCGAACCCGGAACGCGGCATCGACCACATACGCCAGCCCTGACGTGGGAACACCATACTGCCTAGGCTATTCAGCGCCTTGAGGAAGCGCCCTCGTTCTTGGCTCAACTGCGGGACTCCTCTCGGTCCACACCGGACTTGACAAGAAGCACCAGGTGTGGTACGCTTTTGGTTAAGATCAACTACGAAAGGTCATCATGGACACCATCGCAGATGTTGTAGAAGAACTAGAGGCGGGAGCCCACGCGACGTTCGATTCCGGCCACCCCGGCGGATCGATCCAGGTTCGTCGGACGGACGGCGGCTTCCAGGTCGTGGGGATCACGGAGACCGACGTGGGCTTCACGGCGGATGAGGCGATGGTCGAGGTGAGTAGGCGCCGCCGGATACGGGATGTCGCTCGTTCCGGTCGCTCGGTGCATTGTCTGGAGGAAGAGTTCGACTTCACTGAGGAACACGCGGCGGAAATCGAGCACCCTAGATTCGGGACTTGAACTAGAGGGGACGCCAACTGGTGCGTTCGCCCTCCCAGAAGGCTTGGATGACGGCGTCCCCGTCGTCGGTCGAGCGGCCGATGCGCTTCTTGATGTCGTCCTTGGACTCGATCTGGATGTTGCCGCCCGACATCACCTTCCACTTCGGGGTGGTGAGGTCGCCGGTCAGCAGATCGTCCGGCGGGATCGCGACATCGGCCAGCGATTCGGGGTCCAGGAGTTCTCGCATGTTCCACCATGCGGCGGCCCGGCAGTTCACGAACCCGAATTCGCCGGTCGAGTCGCGTTTCTTGCTCCCGGCCGACGCGTTGAAGGCTACACAGGGTCGACCAAGCTCGCGCAGCCGGTCCACGACGCCTTTCCCCATGTTGAGTACGTCGATGATCGGCATCGCATTCGTGCCATGGACGGCGGCCTGGACGCGGCCGGTCGTTTCCATCGTGTCCTCTTTGGAAGTGTGTCGGATCTCCGCGATGACGGCGGAGAAGCGGCGGGCGATCACGGTCTTGTCCTTGCCGGTCGTGGCAACGTCCACGCCGCATGCCTCAAGCTCCGCGCCGATCAGGATGCCGCCGTCGATCTTCCCTTCGTCCGCCAGTTGCAGCCAACGTTCGTTCGCAAGCTCCACCCAGCCGAGCGGTATGACCCCATCCTCTTCGGCGCTGGCGAATTCGCCCTCGACGCGATTCAGGTAGACAGCGGATTCGGCGCCCCACTGCCTTTTCCGCTGTTCCGCCCATTCCAGCGACACGCGCCCGGCTTTGACGGTGTCTTCCTTCTTCACGTGGACGGCGTGCCAATCCTCGAGGCCTTTCGCCCGTTTCTGGATTTCGTAGAATCGGCCGCTGGGCTCGCCGGGCGTCGATGATGCGAGCGCATAAGCCTCATTGGCCGTGTCGTCGCCCGCACCGGAGAACGCTCCCTCGGTCGCGTCGTAGGTCTTCGCCGGGATGGCCTTCGCCTCGTCGTAGATATACAAGACCTGATCGGCGTGCGCACCCTCGATCGATGCCGGGTCCGACGATGCGACGGCAAACGCTTCGCCGTGTCGGAGCTTCAGGTTCAGGGTCATAAGCTCAAGTTTGGTGAAGGGATCGCGTTCGACCCGGTCCCAGCGCAGGACCTTCGACCACTTGTGGATCTCGGGCCACAGGTATTTGGTCAGCTGCCGCCAGGCGCTCGCGGTCGTGGGGATCTTCCAGTCTTCCCCGGCGGCGTCTCTGGTGAGTGCGAACCACAGGACCGCCCAAGCCTCCGTCGTGGTCTTGCCCAGGCCGTGCGGACCCCGGACGCACAGGCGCTTGTGCTCGACCAGCAGTTCGAGGTTTTCTAGCTGGTAGAACGCGGGCTCCCGATTGCGTTTCCAAGTGAAGCATTCGTTGACGAAGTCAGCGGGCCGGTCGCGGTAGGCGGCCATGCCGGTCGACGGCGGGTCCAGGCGGTCGGCCAGGGCGGTTCCGAAGTCGTCGGGCCTACGATACATGTGAGATCCTCATAGACCCACAGCGTAGCGCACGGGGACGGTGATGGGCGCTCTGCACACCCCTGCGGTGTGGGGTATGATGTCCTGAAAGGAGGACCACCGCCCGGTAGGGACGTGACGATACACACCCGTCCGTGGAACATCTTAGCCGCCGGTAAGGCCCGATACCACCCGCACGCTGCGGGGTATTCGTTTCCGCACCACCATTTAATCTAGCTTTTCGCCGTTGTATGGGGGTATATGTTGCCGTTGAGCGGTACTGTACACCTGCAAAGCATACCGTCGTACCGTTGTCAAGTACCCGTCTGTCCCGTAACCTGGCGTTCGTATGACCGAACGTCGTGTTAAGGAGGGACGCGATGCCGCGTCGGGGGTTGACAAGGAGGACCGCGTGTGGTACACTTTGTGCATGATCAGGATCGCCCACCACCCGCACGGCCCCCGCGTCTACATCGCCGGTCGCCGCGTCCATCATGGACTGGCCGGAGCCGTCGTGGCCTGCGCTCTGCTGGGCACCCATCATCGCAACCTGGCGCTGCCCGTCGCAGCGTGGGCCGCCACCGACTGGCGCGACTTCCCCTTCCGGGACTGCGACAACCACTGACGAGCGGTACTTGACAGACGGTCCCGCTTGTGCTAGAATGGAACCATACCGTTGATCACGACAGAGGAGAACACCATGAAGACCAAGACCATCATCGCCACCGCCGCCATCGCCGCTCTCGCCATCGTGCCGGGCACGGCCGGGGCGCACACGTCCACCGTCAAGACCAGCTGCTTCAGCGCGGCGTCCTGGGGACCGGCGCCCGACTCGATCCGCCCCTGCACCACGGTGCTGGCGCCGGACAACGACGTGGCCCGCGTCATCCAGGGCAGCGCCGGGCGTGAAGAGGCGGAATGCGTGATCGACACGGCGAACGTCGGTGACGCGCGGTGCCACACCATCGACGCGAATCGCGCAGCCCCGACGCCCATCGCCGGTCCGGCCCGCGTGCCCGACTCCATCGTGACCGCCTGCAACCCGCTGGGCTGCACGACCACCAACGCCCCGCAGGAGGACGGCTCGGGTCTGGTCCTGGTCCACGTCTTCGGCCACGCCCGCATCGCCTGCACGCTGAGCAACCCGACCGAGGAAGACGGCGCGTACCGCGTGCCGTGCCGCCTGGTCGGCTGACCGAAGGGAGGACGCACCGCGCGGCCGGGCCATCGTGCCCGGCCGACGCATACCCGCTCCATACTTGACAAGCGGGGTCGCGTGTGGTATACTTTGTTCATGGATCGAGCAACCACCACGAAGGAGAACACCATGAACCGCATCGAGCGCCACGAGGACCTGACGTACACCGAGCTTAAGAACGCCATCCGGCGGGCGCAGGCTCTCGTCAAGCAAACCGAGGAGTGGGCTGACGCCTGGCACCTGGGCGAGTCGGGCCGCGCGCCGTTCAACGTCGCCGGGCTCTTCTACGGCGGCGACCTGACCGACCTGGGGTTGAGGGCGCAGGCGTACCACGCTGCCGCCCAGGCGAAGGGTGAGCAGGAACCGGTCTTCACCGTGGACGGGCTGACGCCTGGCGACCACGAGACGACGTGCCGAGTCTTCGCCCTGGAGCAGGACGCGCACGAATTCGCGCAAGAACGGACCGGCCAGTCGCGCCCGGTCGACCCGACTGCCGACTACCCGGCCGTCTACGACGACGGCACGGGCGGCGTCTACACGGTGCGGCAGCAGGAGGTCTGACCCGAGTCGCGAGGGGGACTTGACACGGTCCCCCTCGTGTGGTATACTTTTGCTATGGATCGAGCAAACGACAAAGGAGCAACCACCATGAACGCCGAGTCTTTCATCGCCAAGCTTGTCGAGGCTTTCCCCGGCATCGAATCGAGCGCCGTCGAGTACAACGCTGGCGAGCCCGACGATGTCAGCGCGATCACGGTCTACCTGGACGGCCTCGTCTTTGACGGCGTCGAGTACGAGGACTGGGAGATCGAGATCGAACTGGTCGACGGCCTGACCATCCCGCAGTGGGAGTACCGGATCGCTGACGAAGACGGCGACCTGGTGAGCCACGGCAAGGTCGCCCGCGCCGAAGACGCCCCGGCCGAGATCGCGGCGGCGATCCGCGCCAACTAAAGACTGCTCGATCCAGCAGACGCGAGCCGCCGTCAGCCTCCGGGCGCGGCGGCTTCGCTGTGCCTGCACTCGGTACTTGACAAGCGGGTCCAGGTGTGGTATACTTTGTTTATGGATCGAGTTGCCCATACGACCGAAGGAGCAGAGATGCTGACCGAGAAGAACGCCCCGTCCGCCCGCCGTGCCCTCATCGCCGCCGAGCGGCAGCGCATCCTGGCCGAGCGCCGGGCCGCCAACGACGCGTGCAAGCACGCCGAGCAGCGCAGCGTGGAAGGGAGGCGATAGGCGATGAAGCTCAAGAGCCGATACGTGGGACGCGGCGCCAACGGAAGCGCCGTCTACGTCGTGGAGGACGAGCACGGCGACCGCCACCGGAACCCCGCCAGTCGAGGCGCGGGCAGCAAGCTGTTCAGCGCTGCCCAGGCCAACGACTACATCTCCAAGCACGAGAGCGGGGAGCGCCGCCGGTAGGCCGCCCGCCGCAGCGCCGCAGTACCGAGCCCTGGCCTGACCGCCGGGGCTCGTCTGTGAGCGGTACTTGACACGAGCGGCTCCGTGTGGTATACTTTCGTTATGGATCAAGCAACCGAGGAGCAGACCATGACCAACCTGAAAGCCGACGCGAGCAAGGACGAGATCCGCGCCGCCCTGGTGGCGCTGGCGCCGGGCGAGAGCTTCACCATCGAGGACCAGGAGCCCGGCTACGGCGCCTGGACCGTGACGCGATACATCTCGCTGACCCAGGGCTTTGAACTCCAGCCCGGCCAGGCGCCCGACGCCACCTACGACGAAGGCCGCCCGCTGAGCGCCAACACGACGGAGGAGGCAATCGACCTGCTGACCGAATAGCCCAGGACAACCCCGCCGCACCCAGCGGTTCACCCGGCGGCCACGGACGGGAGGACGGACTGACCCCTCGTACGGACTTGACAAAGCGGCTCCGGTGTGCTTTGTGCTCGGGACCGAGATCTTGACAAGAAGGGCCGAGTGTGGTACACTTCGGGGGTGAGTCAAGCAACCAAAGGAGCCACCGTGAGCGACCAGTCCGTCTTTACCGTCCTCGTCCACTTCGCGGGCGACGAGCCGTACACCGAAACCTTCAGCACCCGACAGGCGGCAGAGGACGCCGCCCGAGAGGCACTCCAGCTGGACGACCTGGCCGACGCCGAGTCGTGGGACGGCGAGAACGGCCGCGCCTACGGGGACCCCGGCGTCGACACCGTGGAAGTGGGCGAGTCGCCCGTACAGGGCTGACACCGCGCGCTACCCGACCCGAGTCCACAAGGAGGCGAACGACCGCACGGCCGCCAACGTCCACACCAGGAACAGGAACCCGAACCCCCAGTCGTGCCCGAGCACGGCGGCGAGGGCCAGTACCAGCCCTCCCGTCGCGTTCAGCGCCAGGTACGGGACCTGAACGTCGAGCCACCAGCGACCGAGCCCCACGAAGGCCAGGAGGAGCAGCGCGGCGCCGACCGCCTGCAAGACCCCGGTCAGCACGGCATGGTCCTTTTCCAGTCAACCATTGACGAGGAAATGGTACCAGGAAGGCAATACTTGACACGGCAATCATCAGCGAGGACACTGTTGACGCGACGAGGACCTGCGTGCACGACGTTCTGTCGGCGGCGTGCGGCTCGGGCCTTCCTCCGGCGCTCCAGAAAGTTAGCTACAGCGCTAGCGCTACCGGCGCTCCAGAAAAACAGCGCTGGGCGGCTCACGTGCCCGTCCCCAGCAGCGCGGCGGGCACCGACGAGCCTCGGGTCGAGATCTCGCGAAGGTTGCGAGCGTAGCTGGCGACGAACTTCTGCCTGGCGGGCTTGTCCAGCGCCATCTCTCCGATGGCAGCCTCGAGCGCTTCCTGCGCCATGTCGACCTGCCGCTCCACTAGCTGGGTCTGCATCTCTGCGATCCCGGCGTCGATGGCCATCTTGGCGAACCTGGCTCGATCTCGCAGCGCCTCGGTGTACGCGACGAGGAACGGGTGCAACTGCGCCTCGCTGTGTTTGTTCAGCGCCATCAGTTTCTCGCGGCTCCGGACGATGAACCGCTCGATCACCCGTCCGTTCGGCTCTTCTTCGCTGACGATTTCGTACCCGAGTTCGCCACGAGTCTGCTCGTCGCTCAGCTGTTCATCTGCCCCGGCATCGATTTCGGCACACATGATGGCGTAGACGTTCACAAGCTGCGATGCACGATAGAGCGAGTCGAGCAGGTGATCGATGGGGTCCATATCGACGCCGTCCAGACTGACGAGGCGGCTTGCCTGGATGAGAGCTTTACGTTTGGCTTCGCGGCGAGAGCCGATGTGTTTCATCTTCTCGCCGCCGCCGCCGTGGAACCTACATTTGTCGAGCCCCTTGGTCGCGGCCAGTTCGCAGCGGTTGCCCGTCTGGCGACTCGTGCCGGTGCACTGATTTTTTATGGGCTTCGTGCGTTTTCCATGGGCCTTGGGTCGGTCATGAGGTGCCATGGACTGCGAATGCGAGGATTTGCCCACTGCCTGCGGGTCGCTACCTGATCCCTGACTCTTCCCTCTGCCTTTTCCCTTAGCCTTGTCTTTCTTGTCCTTTGAACCCGCCGGGTCCTCCCCCGTGGTGTCCGGGTCCTCCGGTAGGTATGCCGGGTCCTCCCCCTGGGTGGATACGGGTTTCTTGGGTCCTCCCCCATCCTTGGTCTTCGATTTCTTGGCCATGGTGGATGAGGAGCTAGTGGACGCCGATGCGACCGGCGACACGTCCAGCGGGTGGGGTCGGGATGGTGGGCCAATTCCAGGCGCCGGGGATGAACTCACCATCGCCGTAGGGGACATCGGTGATGACGGCCAGTGGCGCGGCCGGGTCATTGGTGAAGACGCTCAGGGTGACGAGTCCGCTGGTCGCTACATCATCGTTGACGGCGCTGATGGTGGCAGTCTGCACGATCCAGGGATCTGCCTCCCCGCCACCGACGTTCTGGCCGGTGGGGAACACGGGATTGCCGCGAGGTCCGACCGGGGCGGGCTGGGTGACGACTCCCTGGCTGGTCACCATGACCTGCGCGCCCGGCCCCGGAGGTGCGGTCTCCAGACGGGGCGGTTGGGGAGTCCCGGTGGGGATCGGGGCGACAGGTCCCTGTGACCCTTTGAGTGGCGCCGCCATCCCTGCGGCCGTGGTGGGCACGCAGTAGTCGACCTGGCGGCCCGGCGTCGGCACTGGATTCGGTGCGGTCATAAGTGTGTTCTCCTCTTCCTTCAGCCTGCGGTGCGTTCGGCCTGGGCGGCGGTGAACGCCTCTTCCCATGCTTCGCGTTTCAGGATGTAGTCGTCTGCGGCCTCGGGGACGAAGGTGCTGGCCGTCGTCGCCTCCCTGACCTGAGTCAGGTGTTCCTCGGCCTGCCGGTACTCGGCGGTGGCTCGTTGGAGCTTGTCTGCGGTCTCTTTGCTGATCACGGAGTTCTCCTCTTTGTTGCACGGGGTCATCGACAGTGTACTACTCGGGACTGGCTGGCCCACGGCGCGGCAGGGAACCGCAGGCCAGCCTTTGTCCCGTTATTTGCCTTTCGAGGCAGCTTTGGACTTGTCGTCCGACTTGCTGGTGTCGGCGGTGTCCTCGTCGGACTTGCTGGCGTCGTCGCTGTGGTCGTTG